AAAGAAAAACTGGAAACTAGAATTCTTGAAACTACAGATAAAGAAGAAATGTCAATGATTAAACAAAAGTTGGAACTTCTAAAAGAATTTGAAAAAGATATAAAAGTAAATGCTAGGGTTATTTCTGATTATAGGCAAGCAGAATTAGAAGAACAACTTGTAAACAATGAATTAAGTAGAAACACTTTAGAGATCCAAAAAGAACGTTTAGAGATTGAGAAGGCTAAAATCAAAAACAATGATGACAAGGATTCGGAAAAAGAAAATGAAATGATTGAGCTGTTAAAAAATATAACGGAAAAGGTTGGGAAAGATGAATGATTTAACTCCTAAACAGTATGAAGTGTTGAAAACATTTAATAAAGAACAACCAAGAATAACAATTTTAACAGGAGCAAAAAGAAGTGGAAAAACATTTTTAAATAATTTTCTGATGTTATCACATATAGCAACATTAGCTAATCAAAATCTTAATTTTATCATAATTGGAGCGACAAGCGGAAGTATTTGGAGAAATGTTTTAAACGACTGGGAAGTTATGTTGGGAAAACAATTTAAGCCAAAAAAAGATGGAAGTTTTAAATTATTTGGAAACAATATTTATTTATTCGGTGGAGAAAAGGCAGACAGTTGGAAGAAGATGAGAGGGATGACTTCTCACGGCACTTATATAAATGAAGCAACAGCATTGCATCAAACTTTTATAACAGAAGCGTTTTCAAGAACATCAGGAGAAGGTGCAAAAATATTTATTGATACCAATCCTGATAATCCAGCTCATTTCGTAAAAAAGGATTATATAGATAACGCTGGAGACAGATTAGAAAACGGCAGATTAAATATTTTAGTTAGCAATTTCAAACTGGACGATAATGTTTTTCTTAATAAGGAATATGTGGATTCTATCAAAAAGACAACTCCACGCGGAGCAACTTATGACAGAGACGTTTTAGGATTGTGGGTTGCACAGGAAGGTGTTGTGTTTGCTGATTTTTCTGAAAAAGAAAATGTGATTAATAATATAGAAAATATCGAAATAAAGGAGTATTACATCGGAGTTGACTGGGGATTTGAGCATTATGGAACATTGGTAGTTATTGGAGTAGATTTTGAAGATAATTATTATATTGTTGAAGTGATAGCAAAACAGCATAAGTATTTCGATTACTGGAAAATGATTATTTTACAGAAATATAAAGAGTATCAAGTTTCAAGAGTTTTCTGTGATAGTGCTAGAACTGAATATGTGCAAGGGCTATTAGATTTTGGAATAAATGCAGAGAATGCAAAAAAAGATGTAAAAGAGGGAATTGATTTAGTTGGAGCAATGTATAAAAGAAATGCACTAAAGATTACAGAAAAAGCATTTAAAGGAAAGTTTGAAGATGAAATTTATTCTTATGTGTGGGGGAAAAATGATGAGCCAGTTAAGGAAAACGACGATGTGATGGATGCGATAAGGTATGTTTTGTATAGCTTGAAAAAAGATGAAGGCGGAATTGCTTATTTATATTAGGAAGGAGGGTTAATGACTAGAGAAGAAAGAACAAGAATTAAAACTTATTATGATAGGGAACAATATAGTAAATCAAATTTAAGTAAGAATATGCCAGGACTGTTTGACGGAACTGTGGAAATATTTAATCCGATTCGAGATATTGTAAAGGCTCTATCAAATACAGCTTTAAAAGATTTAGGAATAGAAAACGATAAACTAAAAGAAATTTGGGAAATTAATCAAATGACTACTTTCAGTAAAAAGATTGCTAAAGAAATGTATTTGAATGAAGAAGTATTTGTTGAAGTTATATTAACTCCAGATGAGCAAATTAGGTATATTTTACATAATGTAGACGATGTCGAATACACGGAAGTTTTTGGAGAAATTAAGAAATTTAAAGTTGAAGGGGAACAAGTTTATTTCGATGAAAACGGAGAAGAGCAAAGTAGAGAGTATTCTAGAGAATATATAAAACTTGATACTGGAACTGTTAAAAAAACCGAAAAAATAGACAACAAGACAATTGAAACACCTTTTATTTTGAATAAAATTCCTGTTTCAAAATTTAAAAATGATAGCAATATTATAGAAGCATTGAATATTATAGATAAAATTAACGAAACCGAATGTTATATCGGTAGAATATTTGGAATACACGGAGACCCTTGGCTTCACGCAAACGGAGTAAAACAATTTGCAGATGTTAATTCTAGTAATGGAAAGATTAAGAAAAATGCACAGCTTTTGGAAGAGGCTAGATACAAAAACAAAAGAATTATCAACACTCAGAATTCAAAAGAAATGGAAGCTAGTTTTAAATATATTGAATTGACAAATCCGTTAATTAGTGAAATGCAGAACGATATATCAAGATTAGAAAAAAGATTATCAAACTTATTTCCTGAATATCTTTTGGTAGATACAGCAACTCAAAATGTCAGCGAGGAAACTTATTTATTAAAAAACAACGGACTTAAAACAAAAGTGGCGAGTTTTAGAGAAGACTTCATAAAAAGTTTATTAGAGTTAGACAGAATCGCATTGGAATTGTCAGGAAGTTCAGATGAATTAACTGAAAATAATTATACATATTTTGATACATTTATGGAAAATGAAAAGAGTTCTAAATTAACCACTTTATTATTAGCCCTTGATGTGATAAGCAAGGCAAAAGACATTGATGAGGAATACAAACTTAAAAATTTGATAGAAAAAGTGATGGACGATACTTTGCAGGATTTGAGTGGTTTGTATGATTAAGATAGATTTCAAGTGGGATCATAAAACAGAAAAAAGGTTGTTTGTTTTTTTTAGAAGAACAGCATTTTCGATATTTAATGGCAAAAAAACAGATATTGATTATTCAAACTTGATGAAAATATTTGTTAATTATAGCATTTCTTATGAGAAAAAAATTAAGAAGGCGAAAAATATAGATGTAAAAAAGCATACAGAAATAGCGATAAAACAAATAAAAGAGATAAAAGAATGGCAAAACAATCTAAATAATTATGTTGAAGAAAATAAAGAAAAAGATAATTTAAAAGATAAATTGAGAAATAATGCTAAATTCAGAGCTAGAAACATGCTAGGCAATTATTATAAGGATTTTTTGAAAGAAATAATTGCAAGCGAAAGTGAATATTTTGAGTGGAACACAATGGGAGATGAACGTGTTAGACCAACACACGAAGCAAGAGATGGACAAATTTATAACTGGGATAATGCCGAGATAGTCCCTGGAGAAGAACCAGGTTGCAGATGTTGGGCTACTGTTTATTTTCCAGATTCAAAAGAGGAAATTGAAGATATAAACCAAAATTCTTGAGAGTTGAAAGATAACGGATCATTTATGAGTCGTTTTGATGTCAAATCTCAAAAATTTATAGAGTATCAATACTATAAATCATTTATGAGTTATAGCAAATAATCTAAAAAATAAGGAGAAACGAAAATGAGAAATTTTAAACAAATGGAATTCTATTATGATGAACCTGGAGAAGGCAAAGGAAATGGAGAAGGAGCTGGTACAGGTGGCAATGAGCCAACTCTTGATGACTTAAAAACCGAAATAGAGAATTTTAAAAAGGCACAGGCTGAAAAAGATAAGGAAATTAATTCTTTAAAATCACAGCTTGGGCATAGCAATAAACAGCTTGAAGAATTTCAAAAGCACGGTAAAACTGCTGAAGAATTGGCAAATTTGGAAAAAGAAAAAATTGAAAAAGAACTCGCTGAAACTAAAAAACAGTTAAACTTAACAACTTTAAGGACTAGAAAAAACGAGTTGGTAACAGAGTTAAAGATTAGTCCGCAGTTTGCCGATTTGGTGCAAATAACACCAGATATGACAATCGAAAGTCTTGAATTGGCAGTTAAGAATGTAGCAGCTAAAGAAAAGGAGTTCACAACAGACTTTTTGAAAAAGAACTCTATAACAAACGGAGGATTCAATCTAAAAGATAAAAAGAAAGATGAAAAAGATTTTGTTGACAGAATGATTGAGAAAAATAAAAACAATGAAACAGATCTTACAAAATTTTAGGAGGTTGAGATGTTAAAAAGAACAGTAATGCACAAAGAAAAACTGAATGTGCAAGTGAAAATATTAAAATCAGATTTTGCTAATTACATTTACAAAGACAAAAATACCAATAAAGAGTATTTGTTAGCTGGAACACTTGTCAAAGCAAAAAATGGGGAAGATTTAAGAGAAAAAGGAGCATTTGTAATTCCAACAGGAACAGGAACACAGGCGGAAGCTGTATTGTTACATGATGTTGAGTTTAAATATTATAACGACAATGAGCAAACAACAGTTTCGCTTGAAGGAGTTGCATATTTAGATAAATTAATTGCAGTAGGAAAAGAACATCCTACACCAATTACAGTTACAAAAGCGGAGTTACCAGCAGGGATAACTTACATTTATAAGGATAGAAAATAGGAGGTTAAGAAATGCCAATGAATTTAACAGATTTATTAAACGCAAAAAGTTTAAATAAGTATTATGCAGGAGTAAAAGGAACTACGTTAGTAGAAGCAATGTTTCCAGCTGTATTTTCAAACACTTTTGATATAAATACATTTGGAAGTTTAGACGGTGGAGCAGTCGAAGTATTACAAAGCAGCCAACTGGATGCAGATGTAATGTTTAGAGACTGGGATTTAAAAACAACAACAAAAGGGGATAAGCAGTTTTTTAGGGAAGGTATGAAGCTTGATGAAAAACGTAGAAAAGAATTGTTAGAAATTTTGAATACAAATAATCAATCAATTATTGATAATTATTCAATACAAATCTTTGAAAAATTTGCAGGAGCAAAAGGTTTTTTAGGAAGCGCAAGAGCAATTGCAGCTTATACAGTTTCACAATTTTTATCAACAGCCAAAGTAACGTTTGTTGATGAAAACGGTGGAGGACAGACAATTAATTATAGACTTGCTGATAAATATAAAGAAACGTTGGCAGGAACTAATATTTGGAGTACTGCAACAGCAAAACCACTTGAAGATTTGGAAAGATGGAAAGAAATAGTTGAAGAAGGCGGAGGAAACGTAGAAATAGCTTTAATGTCAAAAGCTACGTATAATGCACTAAAAAAACACGACACCGTTAAAGCGTTGTTTAAGAATACTATTGTTACGATTACTCCAGCACTTATTAAATCTACTATTGAGGACGTAATTGGAATGACAATATTGATTTGGGATGAAAAAATAAAAGTTGGAAAAACAACAAAAAATGTATTTCCAGATAATGTTGTTACATTAATTCCAAATGGACAATTAGGAGTTATGGAATACGGACCAACTCCAACAAAAACTGATGAACTGCTTGGGTTGTTAGGAGATAGAGAAGTTGTGGATATAGCAGGAACGTTTGCAACTGTGGAAGTTGTGCCTGAATCAAAATCGGCAGGAGTCGTAAATAATGTAAATGTTGTAATTGAAGATTTAGTTGCTCCAAATCCATCAATAATGAATAGTATGTTCATAGCGACAGTTGGGTAGGTGAATTAAATGGCAAAAGAGAATAAAAAGGAAGAGGCAAAAGCTATTGTTGAGGCAGTAGCTTTAACACCTTTGAGATTTAACGATATTAGATATGAAACTGGGGATAAGTTAGAATTAACCGAATCGGAATTTGAAATTTTGTCAGAAAATAAACTTGTTGACAAAAGAGTTGATGAGTAATGACAGATGAAATTTTAGAAGAACTGAAAAAATATATTCCCGAAACTTCCGATTTTGATGTAGGAGTTGTTGAGCAGTTTTATAAAGTCGCTGAAGAAAAACATAGCAGTGAAAAAGAAAAATTGCTCAAAATATATCTTTTTGGATATTTACTCACTTCATTAGATGATTTTGATTTTACAAAAGTTCAAGTGTCTAATATTGTAATTGAAGAAACAGGTGGAAACAATCAATATTTAATGATGTATAAACAGTTGTTGAAAACGCTTGGGATTGATGAAAATGAAACAACTGTATCAATAATTTAGGGAGGAAGTAATGGTTATTTTAAAAAACAAGGAAAAAGGAGAAATACTGCTTGTCAAATTAAATCACATATTGCTTAAAGAAGGCGATAACGAACTTGATTTGACACCTCGCAGAATGAATATCGCGAAAGAGGAAATTGAAGAAAGAAAACTTAATATTGAGATTATAGAGTTGGGTGATAAAAATGCCGTGCAAACTGAAAATAAAGGAGAAACCAAAAAACAAGAATCTGGAAAAGTTGCTGGCGATGAACAGGCAAAAAATTGAAGTCGGAACAGTAACCAATTATAGTGTTAAAGGTGGATTTGATGCCTTTGGATTATCCAATGTTCTTGATACAGGATCTAGCCGTGGAGTTCCAGGATGGAATTATAATCAAAAGGCTTTTGAACAGATCAAGCCAATGGCGGCTAGATATTTTAAAGAAGGAATCGCAAAGATTATAAACGGAAGTTTCAGCGTTGAAGCTATGACTAATAAAATCGGAACAGAGGCAAGCACAAAATATAAAGCAATGATTGAAAGAATTAAAAGTCCAGCAAACAGTCCTGCAACAATTAAGAAAAAAGGATTTAACAATCCGATGATTGAAACAGGGCATTTTAAAAGCAATATCGCTGCTAAGATTAATGGCGGCAGAATTGTTGGGAGAGGTGGTGGATAGTGGATAGGAAAGTTAGAACAGCTATTAGAAAAGTTTTGAAAGTTATAAGAAAATTTTCCGATGATGTAACTGTGTATTTGGAAGATTCTGAAGCTGAATTTGATGATTTAGGAAATCCGATTCAAAATAAAATAGAAAAGACTATAAAAATGGCTGTATTAACACCAAAACATAATTCATCGTTTCCGCAAAGTATGGACGGAAGTTTTTTATCGAATAAGAAAGAAGGATATTACATTCTGAATGATACAGACGACTTTAAAATTTCTGAAAATATGAAACTGAAACATAACGGTGTGATTTATAGAATAGTCAATATCGAAGAAAATTATGGAGAATTTTTGAGAATGGAGCTGAATATAGATGACAAGCGAGATTAGAAAAGAAGTCGTGAATGATATTAAAGAATTTTGCAAAAAGTTTGGTATAAATCAAGTTATCAATGAAGAAAAACGTGATGAAATTTCGGCTGAACAGTATGAAAAACTTAAATTTCCACTTGTTTTCTATAATCTGTATATTGAAGACGCAGGAAGTCCTATTCCTTTTGGAAACGATAAATATTGTTATGATGAGGAAATACAGGCACTTTTGACTTTGGAGTCACGAGAGAAACATAATGATTTTGATATGCTTTATATGTTTTTGGCAAATACAAATGCAACAAATGATTACTTTGATGATAGAAAACATCAAAAGAAGATACGGAAAGTATACAAGATACAGGAAACGCCTTTTAATTTTATGGGCAGAAAATATTACAAACAAGTTCTGCAATTTAGCTATTTTGCAGAGCATTATATAAATAAAGATTTTAGGGAGGAATAATGGCAATAGAAAGAAATGATTTGAATACATTGAATAATGTACAAATAAAATCAGAAAACAACAGAGCATTTTATGATGATGTCAGAAGTTTAATGTTTTTTACAAAAGACTTCGCAATATCGCCAACTTATATTACAGAGCCACAGGATTTATTGGAGCTGAATGTGAGTGGGCTAGATGAAAATCATATTTTTTATAAGTTAATCGCAAGTGCCTATTCACAATCATACACTCCATTAAACGTTGTAGTGTATGGAAATAACACGGCAACTACATTTACAGAACTTATGAAAACTTACGTGGATCATGAGGATGCTTTCGAGGTTACTAACTGGATTACTAATATGGATATAGTTGCAGAGAAAAATTATATAGACAGCATTATAGCTTATGCAAAAACTGATAAGGATAAACAGTTTTTTATAGCTGTAAATTATGAAAAATTAGGAAATTCAGCCAAAGCCGTAGCACTACAGACGGATAATAATATTGATAATGTAGCGTTTGTTATTGAAGGGGCTAAGAACTTGGCAAAAGGAAACTGGCTTACTGGGGCATTAGCTGGTGGAACGATAGGTTACAAGGGTTTAGGGAGTTATATTGTGCATTCTACACAGATTAATGGATTTGTGCAAGAAAATTTCACAAAAACTGAACAAAAGGCATTTTGGGACGCTGGATTGAATTACCTATCTAAGCCAACACGAGGATATTTCCATGTCGTAAATGGGCTTAATTCAGATAATAAGACACTTATTGAATTGAAGTTGATTGAGATTTGGTTAAGGGATGGACTGAAAAAGGATTTGACAATCTTCCAAGTGAGAAAAGATAAAATACCTTTGAATGATACTGGAAGACTGATGATAGAATCAATCATTAGAGAACGTTGTAGACAAGGTGCTAATGCTGGAATGTTTATGGTGGATAATGCTGGAAGTTATTTTGGGATCATAACTCAAAAAGATAAGAACGGCAACGAGATAAATATTAAGCTAGGACATTTGACAGTAGATGAAATAACACAGGAGTCAATCAGAGAAGGGAAATTCAAGTTTGATTTAAAAGTTACTTATCTGAACGGTGTTAGATATGTTTCACTCACTGGAGCAATTACGACAGACGGAGAAATTATTTTTAATAAATAAGGAGGCAAAGATATATGGCAACAAAACAATATAACGTGGATAATGTCAAAATCATACTAACTGCTGCAGGAATTCCCTATGCGATTACTTGCAGACACGAAGATGGTTTTGAAGACGATCCGAATACAGAAAGTTCAAGCTCTACGATTGCGAGCTGTGGGCAGAAAGTAGTAAACGTATCGGTAGATGAAAGTGTATCTATTACGTTGAGCTTGCTTTATGGAAGTGAAGAACACAGAACAATGGAAAGATTACACAAACTTTGGAAAGCAAATAAAGGGCTATTTCCAATGTTTATGGTAATCACTGATACAAATACAAATGAAACTTACATTTACAACGGTGTTTCGTTTAAGAAAAAGGCTGGATTGAAGTATGCAAATGAAAGCGGTACTGAAGCTAGGGCTTGGGAGTTTGAAGCAGAGAGCAGAGAGCTTGTGATATAGAAAAATTATCTAATAAAGGAAATATGTATGTATTAAAATTAAAAGGACAATTACAATTAAATATAATAACTGTGGTTTGCGATTTTTTGAAGCTACAATGTTAAAAAAGTAAAAATTTTTGTTGCACTTTTGCTACAAATAAGGTATAATTTATTATAAATTACGAAAAGGAGATGGTAAAAATGGCTACAAAAAGTTTTACAACAGAAATGACTTTTGATAAGAAATCTGTAAACAGTTTAATAAAGGCTTTGAATAATGAAAAATCTCCCAATAGAAAACCTGTAAAAAATGTCGAAATTATAACTAATTCAGATACAATACGAAAGATATTTGCTAAAAAATAATTTATGTATATAGAAGATGTAAAAATTTTTTCTTTACAAGATTTATTGGATGGATTAAAGGATAAAGAACTTGTGAGAGAAAATATTTTGAAGAATTTTGAAAATAAATATAATAAAGATATTGAAGATTTTTTACATAATGACGCAATAAGATTTGAAAAAGCAGGTTTATCAAGTACACATTTAGTATTTAATGAAAATTTTATTTTATTAGGGTATTTTTCTTTAGCAAACAAACCTTTACTTATGTTAAAACAAGATTATGAAGCCTTATCAAAAAACCAAAGAAAAAAACTTTGTCAAAATGGTAAAGAAATGACATCAGTTTCTGAAAATGGAGAAAAAGGGGAAGTAATAGGCTATATAGTTAATAGTTACCTATTAGGACAAATCGGCAAAAATCATTCAGAACAAATAAAATCTGAGGAACATATAGATGGAACACAATTACTAACATTAGCTTATGATTGGTTGATGAAAGTAAAAAAAATAGTAAATGGACGCTATGTTTGGTTAGAATGTGAAGATAATGAAAAGTTATTATCTTTTTATAAAAAATTTGGATTTAAAGAAATGGAAAATTTCATTTCAGGAAATGGATTAAAAGTTTTAGTAATGAAATTGAAAAATAAAAAATAGGAATCACAGTTATTAATTTAGCTGTGATTTTTTTTGTTACAAAAAATAAAATTTAAATATATAAGGAGAAAATAAAATGAATTTAGAAAGAAAATATAATGAAGAAGAAGCAAAAGCAATTAATATGTCAAGAGAAATGGCTGGGTTACCGCCCATCGCTCAAAATAATGAGAATACAGTGGTTCAAAATAAAGAAGTCAAGAATGAAACAAAAGCGATTGAAGCTATTGCAACAGAAGAAACGGCGGAAGAAATAAAAGAAAGAAGAAACGAGAACGAAAGAAATAGATTAAAACAACAAGGTGGATTGCGTCCAAACCAACTGTTCCATCACACTTTGATTAACTGGGACGGAAGACCTCAAGATGTAATTTGTAAATATCCAACAACAAAACAAGCGATTAAGTATTCCAAAATGGAAGTTGATCCTGCGACTGGTAAAGGAGTATTTTTATTTGCTGATGTAGTAAATGATTTTCAAAACGATAAATTACTTCCAAAATTTGAAATCGAAGATTTTCCTTCGAGTGAAATTGCGGAATTAGCTACTTTCCTGTCGGAAGTGGTAAGGAATCCCTTCCTTAAATAAAAATCCTGCTTTTTTCTATGAAGGGAAGATGTATATAAATAAAGATGAAATGCTAAAAGAAATAACAGAAGTTGAAAATTTGGCATTTCAGCTTGAATTAAATGATAATTTTAAAAGTTTTAATTCATTTGAATTTTTGGAAAGATATAACAAAAATGATATTCCTGAAAAGGAATTTGAAACATTTTTAAAGATGTGTTTCTATGATACAGAAATACAGAAAATAAAAGAGCGGGAACAAAAGAAAATGAAGAAAGGAAGATAAAATGGCTAGCGGAGTAGGAGTTACTTATGAATTAGAGTTTGTTATAAAAGACAAGAACGCAAAGCAATGGATACAGTCTATGCAAAAGGAAGCTGAAAGGCTAGCTAAGGCATTAGATAAAGTTACTTTAAATAATTTTAACAAACAGCTTCAGCACATGCAGAAACATTTGCATTCACAAGGAGATAAATTAAAATCACAACTTAAAATGGCACAGGATATGATGAAATCACTTGGAACTGGCAAGACTGTAAAAAGTGGACTGGAAAATGTAAAAAAAGACACACAATCTGCTAAAAAGAAAATAGATGAATTAAACAAAGCAAAAGAAGCGGTTGGAAAATCAGTCAAAGACCCTTTAAAAAATGTTGCAAAAGGGGCTGACAATGCTATGAAAAGAGTAAAAGGACTTTTAAATAAAGTTCGTGATGGAGCATTGTATAAGGCTGGAAGCTTTATTACGCAGGCTGGTGCTGAAGCATTACAGGAATACGGACAAACTGATTATGAATTACGAGGTGCTTCTGCCAAAACTGGAGGCTTTGGAACAGATTTAAAAGAATACAGGAAACTTGCAAAACAGGTTGGCGGAGCAACTAAGTTTAATAATTTGGATGTTGCGCAGGCTATAAATGCAGGAGCGACTTTAGGGATAAAAAAAGACGAAATGAAAGAAATTATCCCTGCTGCTTCAAATTTAGCACAAGCATTTAATTCGGATATTACGCCGGCACTTGAAATGGTAAAAATGCACATGAACTCTTACCAGTTATCAGCAAAAGAAGCAAAGAAAGTAACTGATATGATAGCTGTTACATCTAAAAATACTGCGGCAGATTTGCCAAGACTTGCTGAAGGTTTTAAATATGTCGGGGCTTCTGGAAAAGCGTTAGGAGTTCCACTGGAAACGGTTTATGCAATGCTTGGTAAAATGAATGATAATGGACTAATAGGTTCCACTGCGGGTACAGGATTAAATCAAATGTTTGAAAGTATGAAAGATTTTAAAAAGCGTGGAAAACTGGAAGGTTTAATCGGTAAAGTTACAGATGAAAAAGGAAATTTACAGGATATGACTTCTATTTTGGAACGGTTAAAAGGTGTAACTGACAAAATGGGAAATGCTGACAAGGCTGGAGTTTTAAAATCTATTTTTGGAGTACAAGGTGGAAGAGCAGTAAATACTTTGCTAAATGGAAGTATCGAAGACTTAAAAAAACTTCAAAACGAAATAAAAAATAGTAGTGGAGCGGCTGAGAAATTAAGCAAGTTTATGATGCAGGGAAGTGCTGGGGCAGTTGAAACTTTAATGGGAACAATGTCAAGCACGTTTGCAGCGGTATTTGATTCGTTAGAACCTTTATTAGTTCCAGTTGCAGGATTATTTATGGGAATTGCTGAAGCGATAGGAATGGTTGCTGAAAAAGCCCCTTGGCTGTTGCAATTAGTTTCTGTTTTAGGAGCGTTGGTTGTCGGAGAATTAGTTTTTCAAAAATTAAAGGCAAGTATCGGACCATTTGTAACAGGAATAAAGGAAGCTATTGCAAGTGTAAGTCTATTTAAAATAGTTTTATATGGACTGTTAGCTATTGGATTGGTAGTGATATTCAATCTATTTAAGCAATGGCAGGATTATTTACAGGAAAATGAAGTGGTTAGTAAAGAATGGGAAGGTGTACTGTTAAATTTAACCTATGCCCTAAGTGCTTTAGGCGATGTAATAATGTCAATTTTAGGTGCTTTATTTGGATTCAATACAAGGCAACAGGATGCAGCAGATAAAACTAAATTTATGGGAATGACTGCCGAAGAAGTTGCAAGGAAATTAAAAGATTTTCAAAAAAATATTTTTGATTTAACTGTGAAACTTCAAGAAATGAGAAGTTGGATAGAACAGAATAAAGAAATGATAAGATTTTTTGGAACTGTATTTTTAGGATTGGCTGTTGGAATTGGTATTTTGTGGGCTTTAACAGCTGCACAAACAGCATTTAATGCCGCTGCCGCAATGAATCCATATGTCTTTATTGCAATGATTATAATAGGAGCTATTATACTTATAGGTTTTTGGTTAGTAGATTTATACAATAAAAATGAAACTTTTAGAACTGGTGTTAATGAAGTCTGGATGCAAATTCAAGCATTATTCACAACAGTTGGTGGAATTATACAAGGTGTATTGCAACAAATAGGACAAGGCTTTACAGATTTGATGAATAAAAATCCTGAACTAAAAGCGATTATCGAAGCATCATGGAATTTTATAAAAGATCATATTGAATTGGTTGTAGGTTTTATTATTGGTGGACCATTTGGAATGCTTGTAGCAGGTTTGATTAGGTTGTATAGCGAACACGAAACAGCAAGAGCCATTATAGATGGAATTTGGGCTGGAATATCGGCTGTAGTCGGTGGTGCTATTTCAAATATAATCGGATTTATAAACAATGCTATTGGAGCGGTTAAAAATTTAATAGGAGCATTTAATGATTTGCTTCATTTAAATTGGAGTGGTGTAGGTAGCCATTTACAAGGATTTGGTGGAAATGTTGTAGGAATGGGTAAAAATATTCTAAATAGTATGCCTGGACACACAATTGATAGAGGACTTAAAGCATACAATAACGCTTATAATAATTCTTTGGCTAAATCCCAATTTAAACATAATAAAAATTTACCTAAAACTTCCAATGTGTATAATTATTTCCACAAAGCAGTTGGAACTAATAACTTTCAAGCTCAAGGTGGCGGTGGAATGACCACTATTGATGAACACGGAGATGAAGCTATTTGGCTGCCTAACGGCTCTATGGTTGCGAGAAATACGACAACTCTTGATATGTTAAATAACTTAAAATCTATTAAGAAAAATACACGTGGCGGTGCAAAAGAAGCAGGAGCAGTTGTTACAAATAATAATAAATTTGTATTCAACGTAAACGGAACTGATGAAACGTTGCAGGAATTAAAGCGTGAACTTGAAAAATTAGGAATAGTGTAAAGGGGGTATAGAATGCAAGTAATGGATTTTCTAAAAACAAAATTTACCGAGTTTGAAACAATGAGAGATAAATTAGAAAAAATGTATTTGGAATATTTCGGTGTGAAGCCTAACGGATTTCTAGGCACTATACCTCTTTTGGTTCTCTCGACTGATTATAGTCAAGACAATGAAATAACGGGGTATAAGTCGTATTTGAAAGATAATTTTAACGAAAATATGTTTGTAAATCCGTATACGTTAAAAATTGAAGTAATTTTGCATGGTAAAGAATGGAAAGATGAACTTGAAAAACTTGTAAAAGAATCAAGAAAAAGAAATTACACAATGTTTATGTATACTAAGTTCGATAAGATTTATGCACCTCTTGCAATTACAAGTGTAAGCTA